GTGCTGTCATAAGTCCTGGTGATCGTGGTTACTGACATCTTATATTCTGAAGTAAAGTTTACTTCCTCCGAGTTTTAGTTGTGGAAACTGCTTCCTGGCAAAGGCTCCTAAGATTGCTATGCCTGAAGCAGTCACTAATGTCCTGCGCCCTGAGTCGGAACCGATCATATCGATTGCGTTACCTGCCAGGGTATTGAATGCGGTCCCTAATTGACCGTCTGTTACGTCTTTGATTACTCCTTCGGTGACTGAGGTTCTACCAAAAGCGCCTGTTACTGATTTACCAGCGTTCAGGTAACTTGCTATGGCAAGGCCTGAAGCCATGCCCGTAATACTTGGATGGGGTATTGATTTTCTCATACGACTATTTCCTTTATTATTTTTGCGAACGTATGCCCTGCGGGCAGTCTTACGGACGCCGCCTTTCCTGGTGGAGCGCTTACGTTGTGTAGTGCGTTTGGAAGCTTTGAAAGCGCGCCATCCCTTCTTGAAACCCATTTTGGCGTATTTCTTAGGGAGTCCAGGCTTGGGCACGTCCTACCCACATATGAGTAACTACTTAAGAATGGAGGGTCTTAAATCCCTCACAATCAGGACATGGATACTGTTGTCCTGGGTACATATGCACTTTCCATTCATGTTTACACCTGGTACACCTTAGGATCGCTTCACGTTGATAATCACTCATAGCATGCACTCCTTTCGATAACATCCCACTTGTCCGTAATGCTCCTCATCTCCGTGAGGTTGAATGTAAAACGAATTGCCGCAACTCGGACAGTTCTTGAAACTTAACCAGGTATGTCGATATGGAATATCTGAACAGTGAACACAATATACACCGTGGATCGTTTCCTCCCTGCCTTTCTTGAAACAGCAGGGATTAATGTCATCATACTTGTACATCAATGCTAATTCTACAAACAGTTTAGATCGCGAGACTCCTCGCTCAACTAAAAAGTCGTACAAGTCCTGCGGAATAGTCATATTACATACAACCTTCCTGATCCTTTTGCCTCCAGGGGTTTTAAGTGGTTTCCTTCCCCTGGTTTCGTCCTTGTCACCTGCGCCCATACAATCAAACAATAGCGAATGCTACTTAATAGAATGTATGTATAATAAATACTTCATAAGGTGTCCCTGTCCCCCTATCCCAAAACCTCTTTTTACTTTCGATAATAAGAATTATAAAAAGTAGTATTAGAACAACACGGTTTTTAGGGTAAAAAAGACACTTGGAATAAGGGGGCATATCTTATATTATTTAATATACATATATAATATATATATAATATACTAATCTTTTCCTCTTTTGATGCTGTTCTTAGGGGTGTTTTGTGTTTCTGAGAGCTTTAGATCTGCTTATTTCTGTAATCCCATGTCTAAAATCTGCTTAGAAGTGCTTCCTGGCTTTTTGGCGGCTTCTGTGATAATCGGTAACATTTTAGAAGCCAACGCCTGGATATACCAGGGTTGACCTGATAAATCCTGAGTCATATTATGCAAGAAAGAAAGTTGAGATCCCTCCTCCGAGCCTTTAAGTTCTTTCGCGGCGGCACCCATGGAACCAGCCCAGAATTTTTTAAGGCTCTCTCTCGCTTGTGGAAGCATAAATTCCTCAAAATCAATTAACATCTGTTCTCGAATTTTTTTAGTGATCACATCCAGGGACATTAACAAAGTCTCGTCAGATTCTGCACTCTTTAACCAGGACTCTATTTTTTGCTGAGTTTTCAACGGAACATAATAGGTATAAATTATAAAATATATTACGAATGAAATTAACGCAAAAAGATAAAAAGCGGCATCAGTCATTAAAAGAATTTATCCTTGATATATTCAATAGTTATTTTGAATCCTTTTTGCTGCATACATGATAGAATCCAAAACGGACCAGCCACAGGATATGTAAAACCTAAATTCTTTTTGGCATTGTCCCTGCAATCAGATAGAGCATCTAAAAAATCTTTTGTGGGTTCTATTATTGGGTCTAATGGTTCGGTAATTTCGTCTATTATTTCCTCAGCTGATGGGATCTCTATATCTTGGAAAAATTCTATTACATCTTTTAAAACCTTTAACGCTTCATCAGTTGAATGATAAAGCGATGCCAGGACAACAGGTCTTGGTACGTTTAGATCTATTGTTGGGATTGGTTCGCAAATTGCTATTAATTTCGATACTACACTTGCTTTTTTATCAAACATCGAAAAACCCAACCAGGCACCAAAAACTATGATCGGTTGCATAACTGGAATCAAAGCTTGGAGCCACCTGGTGAAATCGATGTTATCCATTAACTCTGAAAACTGATCCTTAGTCTTTTTTTTAGCCATATTATACCCTATATCCTGTTAATATGCACGAAATAGCCCCATTATTGGCGCTCTCAGTCGCTTGGATCTTAACCGTGCTGTTTGGTGGTATGATAAATTCAAACATCTTGGGCTGAATCCCAATATTATTAATTAGGACAACCAGTTTTTCAACAAATAAGGCCTGGTCATCTACATTGATCGTATAAGATAGAATTTCTCCCGCAGAAATAGAACTCCAATCAATTCCTAAAGTTACCCTGGTTAAATAAAATGCTGAAGGGTTCGTATAATCCAGTAGGGTGACAGCAGAAGAAGTAAGGGCATAACTTCCACTCCACCCGTATATCTTACCGTCTTTAGCCCTGGAGACTGATTTAGAAGGTCCTAGGGTCATGCATCATAGACTCTGCCAGTAATTTGAGCAGAAGCGTTATCCGTACTTATACCGAATCTTAAGGCCACGGTAACGGCGGTCATGGGAGGTATAACAATATGGATCGGTACCCTGGTTGAATTATGCGCTCCCGAACCATGTTCTATAAAGTCGTTTAAAATTTCAGCACCATTATAAGTCAGTATAGTTTCTTGAAACCCAGTATCTCCTTCACCCATAAATGAATCCAGAATACCAACAATATAATATTTGCCAGTTGTAAAGGATAATACTGTTACTGACGCCTGGACTGTTTGTGTTCCACTTAAGGCGTAGCAATGCCCACCTACGATCGTAAGTCCCTTCTGATTACCAGAATATGAGGCGTTAGATCCTAACTTAACTTTAGCCATTCATTAGATCTATTCAAAATATAGAGTAATGCTGAGACTGGCTGCCGTTGGTGTTCCAGTCGAAAACTGAAACGCAACCTGTAGATCAATATTGTTCACGCCAGCAACACTGAAGTTGGTAGGGATCATATTGAACTGAGGTGTGCCACCTGCGTCCGCAACATCTCCACAGGATCCAGCTAAGGTCAGGTTCTGTTCTGACATATTAGATCCAAGTAAACGTCCAGCCAGTACGAAGCCTTTCGTATCTGCGGCATCGACGGCTACGTCGATCCTGGAAATTCTCTGGCTCCCCTGGGGCGTTTGAATATTGCCCAAGGAAGTGCTCGACATATTCGACGTAAGTGAAAAATACGTTTTATCTGTAGGCGTGCTGTCATAAGTCCTGGTGATCGTGGTTACTGACATCTTATATTCTGAAGTAAAGTTTACTTCCTCCGAGTTTTAGTTGTGGAAACTGC